TGCACCGACAATTGCACCGACAATTGCACCGACAATTGCGCCCAAAACAATTGCTCCAACTTTAGCTCCTGTAACAATTTCTCCTACTACAGTTGCACCTACGTTGCCAGTTTGGTGGGATCAATTGACTTCTGCTCCTACTGTTTTGCCAACTGTTATTCCTACTTCTAAACCAACTCTTGCTTCAGTACAAATAACAGCAACGACCTCTTTGCCGACTCTTTCACCTACTGTTGAAACCAGTCTTGCTCCAAAAACAATAGTTGCAACAACATTATTACCAACAATAGCTCCAACAACTATTCCCCCAACTCTTGAACGTAAAACAATAGCTGAAACAACTCTTCCTCCTTGGTGGAATCAGTTAACCTATGCTCCCACTTTAGCTACGGTTACAATTACAGAAACTACGTCTCTTCCAACTCTAAAACCAACTTTGGCTACGGTTACAATAGTTGAGACAACCTCATTGCCGACAATAAAACCAACTTTAGCTACGGTTACAATTACAGAAACCACTTCACTACCTACATTAAGACCAACATTAGCCACGGTAACAATAGTAGAAACAACTTCTTTACCTACATTGAGACCTACGCTTGCTACGGTAGTAATTACAGAAACAACATCGTTACCAACTTTATCTCCAACAATTGCACCAACATTAGCAACGGTAGTAATTACAGAAACCACTTCGTTGCCTACTCTTCCGCCCGTAACGATTACGCCAACAACAAAGCCGCCTGTAACAACTATTGGTCCTACTTTACCGCCGTCAACTACCGCACCCCCAACTACACCACCAACAACAAAAAAAGTAACTTATCCCGTTGTTACTAATGTCCCCCCTAGTCGAAAACCTGTACTTCCTACAATCACGGGCGTGAGACCCGCTAGATTGTTGGCAGACGCTCTGGCTGCGTACAGACCTCCAGGAGCTATAGAAGGTGACGAGTCTGGAAAAGAAAGGCAAAATGTCTGGAATGAAAAATCACTGCGTCTCAAAGATGCTCTGGGGCTGTAAATGAGTGAACTACGCAACCTGACCCGTATGGGTGGAGATCTCCGCAAGATTGCCCGTCTGCTGCAAGACAAGGGCAGGGGAGGGGATACGATCCTGGCTCACATCAATCCTCGTGAGGCGGCACTTTTGCGTGAACAAGGTGGTTCTGGTGAGATCAACCCAGAAACCGGCCTTTTGGAGTTTGAAGACGGACTTGATTTTTCTCCCGAACAGGGTGGATTTACCGGGTCAGACGACGGATCGTACTCACCGGAACAAGGTGGGTTCGATAACTTTGGTGACGTTCAGATCACACCAGAACAACCTCAAGCAGCACAAACTTCTTATTTTGACCAAGCATACGGTGCAGGTGCGCTTCCTCAACTGGATCGCGGCCCAACCCCAGACGCTTCACGGTTAGCTACGGTTCGTCCACTTGAAGAAACTCAAGCAAAGATTGCTTCTGAACCACTCCAAACTGGAGCAAGAGCAACAGGCGAAAAAGGTTTCTTGGAATCTCTGCAAAGTGGTGATAAAGCTCGACTAGGTTTGGCTGGTGCGCAAGGTATTGCCACTGCTCTCATGGCTAACAAAGCACGAGCTGGTGCTCAGAAAGGTGCAGAACAGATCCGTCAAGTTGGTGCACCTTATGCCCAACGTGGTCTGGCAGAACAATCTGCTGCTCAACGTGGTGAGCTAACTCCTGTTGGACAACAACAATTGGATGCCATGCGAGCTAGGGCAGCGCAAGCAGGTGTTGCTCGTGGTGGCGTAGGTGTTGCACAGCAGCAGAGGGCAGAGGAAGATCTGCGTCAGAGACTCAACGCTGCTAGAGAATCGTTTGGTCTACAGTTGAGCCAGATTGGTGACAAGTACACTATGGATGCCATTAAAGCAGGAATGCAGGCAGACGCAGAAGTCAACCAACTCTACAACCAAATGTTTGGCAACCTAGCTAGAATTGCCGCTCCTGCTGCAATCCAAGCTGGAGGCAAGTAATGGCTACACAATTCCTCACGGAAGCACTTGGTACTGCTTTAGGCCCCCCCGCTATGGGAGGTCTTCCGAAACCGTCTGCTCCTGAGAAGAGGATTGGTCCGTCTCCAGAAGATGATCTAGCAAGAGTAGAGGGTGAGATCAAAAGTGCGCTCACCAAAAGAGAAGATCTGACTACACAACTTGGGAAAGCAGTCACTGCAAAAGCAGAGTACGACCTCAAGGAAAAAACATTTGCTGAAGAGCAAAAAGGCATAGCGGCAAGAAAGTCCAAAACTCTTTTAGATAACCTTGAGTCTAAAATTGTAAATTCAGCAGATTACAAAGAATGGGAATCAAACGCTGACAAGACAGCGGAAGAATTGACGTTCAAACCAAGTCAAGAAAATGCTCAGACACTTGCTCTGGTTTTTAGTGTGATCAGTGCAAGCGGGTTTTTGCTTGGTGGGTTGAGCAAAAAAAATGCCATGTCAGCCATGTATGCTATGAATGGTTTGACAGAAGGTTACGCAAAAGGACGGGAAGATCTGTTCAAGCAGCAGCGCCAGACGTTTGAAACCAACGTCAAAGCTATGCAAGAACGGATGAAAATACTCAAAGACAAGCTGGATGTGGGCATCAAGACCCTTGCTCGTGACAAAGAGCGCGGAGAGTTAGAGATTCAGGCTGCAATGGCAGAGGCTAATGCTGACTTCTTGAGAAGCCAGAAAGATGCTCGTGGCGTCATTGCAACCAGAGATATTTTAGAAAATCAAATCAATCAGTTGGACAAGTCTCTTGGTTTTCTTAAAACTTCAGAAGAAAAATATAGAGGGCAATTGCGGCAAGACTGGTGGAACGAAAGAAAAGAACAACTTCAAAGAGATTTAAAAAATCAAACTGAAGATAGGTTGGCTCAACAATTTGCAATATTAAGACGAGAATCAGACGAAAGAGCAGCAACAGCAGAAAGAAGATTTCAGCAAAGTCAAGCTGCCTCTGAAAGCAGGTTCCAGCGTGGTTTAGAAGAAAGAACGTCTAGAGAACAAAAGCCAACCGTTGCAGATGAAAGAAAAAATGAAAAGGTTATGACACTTGTCCAGGGTGTCAGAAGTATTGAAAGTCTTCAGAAACAATTGAGAGATCCGGACATTCAAACGGGATTGGTTGCAAAAGCGTCTCCTCTGCTAGAACGATTGAAATCTCTAGCTCCTGGAACACCATTTGAAACCGCTGTTAACCAGACGTTGACAGGCACAGACAAGACCACCTTGTTCCTCAAAGATGCTTTGCTTGAGACATACGCTATTGAGAGCGCGGCAAAGGGTGGTCAACGTCTGACCGTGCAAGACATGAAGATGGTTGGTCCTGTTCTTGACCCGACTAACTACACACCACAGACGTACAACGCTTTGCTCGATCAACGGCGCAAGGTTCTGTATGACAACCTACAAGACCGTGGGTTGACTCCTAAAGAGATTCAAGAAAGATCTGCTAGTAGGCCATACACTCCGTATGGTGGTGGCACTCCAACCCCTGCTGCACAGCCAAGTACCGGACCCTATTCTGATCCTGACAAAGAACGTCGGTATCAAGATTGGAAAGCGAGGCAACCCAAATGACCGAGCAAGAAGAGTTTGAGTTTCGTAACAGGTACGAAAGAGAAAAGGGTTCCTCCAAAGACTTAGTTGGTCAAATTCCTGGTCAAGAGGCTAGATTTGCTGTGCCTCCCATTCCACCTGAAAAGATGGCAGGAGAACCTAAGTTCTTAGAACGTGCTGCCATGTATGCTGGTGGTGTTCCAGTAGCAGCAGGATTGGCTCGTGGGGCGCAATTAGCAAGCGCCGGGACTAGAGCAGCTCCGTATGCTGCAAGATTTGCAGAAGCAGTTATTCCTAGAACAGGCACAGAACTAGCCAAGATGGGGGCCGGTGCAGTTGCCGCATCTGTTCCCGCCGAAGCTGCACGTTATGCCGCTGAACGAAGCGGAGCTGGTAGTGGAGGTCAAACCTTAGCTGAAATGGCAGGAGGGTTGACCACTGTTGGGTTGGGTTCTGCTCTTGCAAGAACAGGAAGAAAAGTTGGCGAAGTTGTTAGTAAAGCGTTGCCAGGAGAATTTAAAACTGGAGCAGAGGCTTTACGCAAGAGGATAACTGGTGTTGCAGAAGAGTCTGCACCTGACTTATTACAACAAGAAATTAGTGCTCTTGAGCGAGGCAGAACAGCTGGCGTGGCATCTGAACGAGCATCCGAACGCGACATCAAAGGAGCTCAAAGCAAAGTTCAGACAAAATTGCAAGAACGCACGAAACAGGCCAAAGCATCTGAGCAACAGGCTTTACAACAAGTTGCTCCTGAAAAAGTCACTGATGAACAACTTGGTGGGTTCATCCAGCCCAAGGGTCGAGCCAATGTTGAGAGATTGAAAGAAACAAGGCAGACGGAAGCAATCACAAAAATCAAAGATCCTGCTTTTGAACAAGCACGCTCAAGAGAAGCAAAGGGTCAAACAATAGAAAGTTTTCCAGAAAGTGCCAATCAATTCAAACAAACAATTTCAGAGATTGAAAACCAAATAGAAAAGACTCCCGAGCCTTTCAGATCTCAATTGAAAGCAAGATATGCTTCTATAAAAGGAAGAGAGCGCCCTTTGTCAGAGGCTGAAAAACGAGTAGAACAACTTCGTGCGGCAAGCATTCCTGGCTATCAGCCAAAGAGTGTTGCTACAGAACCTTTAACATTAGACGAAGCAGAGTTTCTTCGCAGGATGTTAAAAGACAAAGACTTGTCTAAAGTTGAAGGATTTGCAGCTATTGACCCATTTCGTATGAATGCTTTGGGAGATAGGTTGCTTGAGTCTATGAAACTGTATGAACCAAGAATTGGGGATTACATTGCAGAATATGAACGTAGATCCGTTCCTGTTACTAAAGCATTGGCAGGAAAAGGGGGAAAAGCTATAGAAACAGAATTAGGCAAAGAACCTAACATTTTGTTTTCTGAAGACAAAAAGGCAGTTGCAAACTACTATCTTGATGGGACTGAACAAAGAGCAAATCGTTTGTTAGATCTGGTTGGAGGAAAATCTCCAGAAGTAACCAAGATGGTTGCTGGTAACATCAGATCAAAAGTAGAAGGGATGGATTCTAAATCTATCCGTGACTTTCTCCAAAAAAACGAAGGATTGCTCTCAGTATTCCCCGAGGTGCGTAAATCTACAGAAACGCTTGCCACATCCAGAGAGGCTTTAGAAAAAGCGTCTAGGATGACATCAGAACAAACCAAAAGACTTGGCGAAGCATTGGGAGTTCCAAGCACTACTACCAAAATTACTCCTGAGTCTTTGAGTGCGTTGAAGCAAGATGTTAACAATTTTCTTTCCAACATCAAAGACGCTGCTCCAAAACAAGTTATTTCAGACAGCAAAAGTTTTATTGAGCAACTAAAAAAAGGCGGTAGGTTGTCTGCGGAACAATACCAATCTTTGTCAAAACAAATTCAAGACATTGAGAAAACTGGTATTGAACAGCAAGAAGCAGCAAAGAAAGTAAGGCAAGTAATGTTGGGTCTTGCGTCTGTTGGTGGTGTCTATGGTGTGGCAAGAACAGCATCTGGATTATTAGGTCTATGAGCAAGAAGCGTGGCATCAGCACAGAGTTAGAGAAGGCTATCGCGGATATGCTGCGTGTGACCATTTCTGACCCGGAAGCCAGTCTTGATGCTAAGATGAAGGTTATCGACCGTGCGTTGAAGTTGGAAGCCCTGCGTCTGAAAGACGAGGGTTCTGACTGGGGTACGGGTTTTATGAATGACGACGATGAGTAATCTATATGGAAGCTATTCAATTGATCAAACTAGCCTTGACCGTGGTGACGGACAGGCTTATTACCGTCCTGGCCCTGCTGACCTCGTTTGGTCTAGGATGCTGGACAATGTGGGAACCAACGTGGGAGCGAGTAGCGACACTCGGTATCTATGTAGCGTTCTGTTACCTTACGATCACTGCCAAGGAGCATAGAAATGAAGAACAGACCCCAGCAACGGGACCATGATCTAAACCAGCAGATCGCCAAGTCCACTCGGCCGCAGTTGCCGAGAGACGGTAGCAAGGGCATGGTGAGATGGGAGCCAGGTCAACTGCCTGTGGGTGGATTCCGTTCCATCATTCCTTTCTGTGGTGACGGGTACTACGACACCAAGCAAAGCCCCACCAGCGGCGGCGGCAAGAGGATCTACTAATGTCAATCATCGGTTCTTTCTACCCTATGGGCAGGACGTTTGTCTTGTCTGGCACTACTACCAACCAGAGTGCAAACATCTACGCTGACAGTCCATCTGGTCAGTATTTGTTTATCAACCATGAACTTGCTTCTACTGGTCAACCTGTATACGTCAGGATCTCTGCCACTGCCGGTAATAATGCGGCTGTAGCGAACGCTACGTCTGGCAACTATGGCGTTTGTATCCGGCCGGCAGAATCTATCGTTCTGAGCGGACCTCAGTGTTCATCTACTGCAAACGTGTTTATCACCTTCATTACCGCCGCTGGAACGGCTAATGTGTACGTCACTCCGGGTGAAGGCAGGTAATGTTTGAACTCCTGTCTGGTGGCATCTTTGGTTCCTTGCTGGGCGGTATCTTCCGTCTGGCGCCAGAGGTTTTAAAGTTCCTAGACAAGAAGAACGAGCGCGGTCATGAACTAGAGATGTTTAACCGCCAGTGTGAGCTGGAGGCGCAGAGAGGCCAGCAGAAGATGGCTGAGATCGGCGCACAGCACGAGGCTACTGTTGATGCAGGAGTCATGAATGCTTTCAACTCGGCGATTGAATCGCAGACTGAGATGGCTAAAGCTGCTGGTGGCTTCGCAGCTTCTCTATCTGCCTCTGTACGCCCTGTTGTTACTTACTGGATCTTGTTCATTTGGTCTGGCGTTCATTTGTGGATGGGCTATTCTTCGTGGAGAACGGGGCTTGATCCTGCCGAAGTGTTCAAGCTAATGATGTCTGCAGACTTCTCTGCTTTGGTGTCTGGCACGTTGAACTACTGGTTCCTCGACAGGACGCTTGCCAAGCGTGGACTTTGATCTCTCTATAGCGGTAGCGTTATGCCAGCGTTTCGAAGGTTTCCGAGGGTCGCCGTACCTTTGTCCTGCCTCGATACCAACAATTGGTTTCGGGTCGACCCGGTACAGCAACGGAAAGAAGGTGACTCTGGAAGACCCTCCAATGACGCTAGAGCAAGCACAGGCGCTATTGGACTACGAACTAAGGCACACGTATTTATTGGGAGCCTTGCGCCACTGTCCTGGACTGATAACAGACACAAGAAGACTTAACGCTATCGTAGACTTCTGCTACAACCTGGGCGTTGGCAAGCTCCAGACTTCTACTCTCAAGAAGAAGATCAACGAGCAGAACTGGGAAGAAGCGAAGGTAGAATTGTTGAAGTGGTGCAAGGGTGGAGGAAAAGTTCTCCCCGGCCTACTGAAGCGCAGGCAAGCGGAGGCTGATCTGCTATGAAGAAGTTTCCTAATTTGAGTGTTGGCAGGGGCGAGAAGTTGCCTGCCAGCCGTGGTGCTGGACTGACTGCCAAGGGTAGAGCCAAGGCTCGTGCTGCTGGTTCTAACCTGCAAGCTCCTACCAAGTCAGGACCACGCCACAAGAGTTTCTGCGCCCGTTCAAGAGGGTGGACGGGGGAGCGCGGGAAAGCAGCCAGGAGAAGATGGGGATGTCGTTAGCAACTATTCATCGTATCAAGACCGGGAAAGTCTCGGACAAGTGGTCAACATATCTAAATTTCTATGATGACAAGTTATGGTATCTACAGGACAGCAAGATCAACTTGCTGGAGATCGGAGTACAGAACGGTGGGTCACTAGAGACCTGGGCCAAGTACTTCTGGAAAGCAGATAAGATTGTCGGGATCGACGTTGACCCCAAGTGTAATGATCTCAAGTTTGATGACGATCGCATCCAAGTGGTGATAGGTGACTCCAAGACTGTTGAGTTGGAGGACACCTTCGATGTCATTATTGATGATGGATCTCATCAGGCGTCTGACATCATCGAGAACTGGAACCGTTGGTGGCCCAAGCTCAACGACGGTGGCGTCTATGTTGTGGAGGACTTCCACACCATGTGGATGCCAGGGTATGGCAGTAACGCCATCCAGTTCTTTGCAGGCTTTATAGCGGCTGTGAACGGAAAGACCAAGATCAACCATTCGGTCAGGCGCATAGAATTCCAGAACTCTCTGGTTCTGCTAGAGAAGGGTGAGGCTGTATTGGGTGACAGGCTGATCTGTGGCGATGTAGCCTACGTCAACCCGGAAGTTCTGAGGATAAGGAATGACCAAGAAAGGCCTGTACTACAACATCAACCGGCGTAGGAAGTTAGGTCTTCCTGCGAAGAGGCCTGGGCAGAAGGGATTCCCAACTGCCGAGGCTTTCCGCAAGTCTGCCAAGACCGCTAAGAAGTCACGGCGCAGGAATAAGTGATCCCTCGAACAGGTAGCTTCCGTAGTGTCCCAGACGGACCCAAGGAGCTGCCCAGATTTGGAATCCTTGCCTGCGAGCGAGAGAGCAAAAAGCGAAGTCTTCAGACAGTAGCCTAGAGTCTTCCACCATTACCGGGAAGTACTCGTGCATGAGGTCAGGCTTGAATGTGCCTGCCGTGTCCAGTACGTCGTTATGGTAAGTAGCCACAAATGGCTTTAGAGACCCAAACACTTCACGCTTGATAAGCATGAAACCAGTACCGCCGTTAACAATCTCTAACGGTTCGTTCTGGGGGACAATAACCTCTCCTTCTTGACCAACCAGGTTAACCACCATCGCACCAGTGTGGTTCTTGAGTTGATCTACAGGAACACCAGCTGCAGCCGATAGTGCTACTTGCGGCCAGTTGATCTCTTTCTTAGGGTAGAGACCACAAATAATGTCCTTGTCTGCTGCAACCATAGACAGGATGTCGTTGGCATCGAACCGGATGTCAGCGTCAATGAACATCAGGTGAGTGCAGTCGGTCTTCAGGAACTGGTGGGCAAGACCGTTCCTGGCTCGTTGGATGAGCGACTCGTTGAACATGAAGCTGCAAGAGACTTCCACCTCTGCTGCCTTGGCGGTAGCTACCAGTGATAGCATTGATTGCAGGTAGAACCCTGTGCACATCCCACCGTACATGGGTGTGGCTATAAATAAACTAGTCACGATATATCCTATATGTTATGAACGTGTTTGTTCTTTGAGTTCTCTCAACTCTTTAATTTGTATTGCAAGTTTGTCTCTAATCTTTGAATGCAAAATATTGTCAGGCTCTTTCCCCTTTTTTTCTATCATCGCATCTGCTATATCGTATGCGAATTCTGCAAGCTCTTTGTTGCTTCCCATGCCGTCTAGATTTATTAAAATTCCTGAGATTGCTTGACCGGCAAACCAATCTCTTAAAGTCATTCCTTCTATCACGATATATCCTCGATTCTCATTACATATTTACCAGCGGAGTTCTTCCGCCACCCGTGTACTTCTATCCTGATCCCTGCTTCCCTGACATGACCTACCGTCTCAGATGCAGTGATTTTCTTGATACGGTCTGACACTCCAGATGCAGTGACCTGGACTGCCAGAACCTCATTCTTGCGGATAGCCAAGATGTCGCACCAACCCCAGAGATCCTGCCGTATCCGAGCGTGAGGATTCCACTTCTCGACTATGGCGCAGAGATACCCTTGTTCACGCAGGTACTCTAGAGACCTCTGGGTAGGAGTCATTTAGAAAGGCACGTCACTATCATCGTCGACATTCTTTTTGAATGTCCCGCCATAAGGCTTGTACTGGGCAGGTACTTCCTTGGGAGCATTATCTGCCAGCTCCTTGTCTTTAAAGTAGGTATTTTCTTTAACAGTGAAGTACTCTTTCCCGTTCTTAGCCATCGACTTCCAGATAGATAGCTTGAGAGTTTGACCCTCTGTATACGATCTCGTAAGAACTAAATCACCATCCCAGTCTGGTGAGTTAGGGTTTTTCTTTTGGGAGGGATCTTTCGAGAAAAGAATTGTTTTGCCGGGGGTCGCTGGATATTCTTTTTTGTCGTAGCTCATGAAAACCTCTGATGTTGATTTGACCTATACGATGAAAACCGCCTACAGTTCCTCCGATATCTCCTGGTCTGACGGTTCCCTTATTGCGTTTGGGAGGTTCGAACCCTCCCCGATAAGCGCAGCCTTCAGTTGAATCTTAGACAGAGCAGGTAACGCTTCTATCTGCTTGCTGTTGGCAGTCAAGAGAGAAGCGATCTTCTGTTTCTTTTCTTCTTCGTTGAATTTAGTTGAATTGGTTATCTTCGATACCATGCTCCTAATACCTTCCAGATACTCGGAGAAATCTGGGTAGCCCTTGTAGACACTCCCATCTGAGAGAAGGAGTGAAAAGGGATGGTCTACCTTCTCCTCCTCTACAACGACCGCTGATCCCATATCACGAGACTGTGGTTGTGTAGGTATGTCCTGCACCTCTTCAGGCGTATAGACGCCCAGCACAACGCCTGGGAAGACCGTCCTGATCCCTTCCGATACCACCCGTGCACGCAACATTGCACGAGGGTAGTTCTTCCAGTTGTCCTTGCCGGTTAAGCCTGCTCGCTTGGCCTGCTCAAACGTCCAGGTAATGGTTGCAGACCCACCGGATGGATGTGAGAAGGTAGCAGTAACTTCCTCGTCAGTCAGAGTCTTCCAGTCGACCTTGCCACCCTGCTGCTGAAACCTAGCCATCATGGTTTCTGCTTTCAGGGTTGGTCGACCTTGGATGATGTGATAGTCACGCGCTGCGAGAGCAGGGTGATAGCCTTCAGCTTGGGCGATCAGCATCAGAGCAGTAGCTTGTTCTACTGTCTTCATACCAAATAGTTGTGATTTAACGACAGCATTAGCCATCGTCTGGATTTGATCAACGGTGATTAACTGGCTCATTTTGTATGTCCTCGCACATAAGATTGGCATATTCTGAAGCTGAATCCTTGATCATCTGCTTGCTTTGATGATGGTAAGGATTCTCTCGTTTGATGATAAATGCGGCCATCGCAAGAGCGCGATAGAGATGCCACACATCATCGTCATTGACTTCTTCATTCATTTGATAAGGAACCTTCTAGATCCGGGAACCTCCCGGACAAACTGATCGTACATCTGGGGATAGGCTTCCTTGAAAGCAGTGGCATCAAACTTCTTAGATCCCTTGGCTGACTTCCAAGTTGCCAACACGTTACCATCCATCGTAGCCAGTACATCTCTGGAACCCATGAACGACATAATTCTGGTCTTGAGCTTCTCCTCGTAGTCCTCAAGATCCTTTCTCTGTTTGCTGGCAAGAGACAGTTGTCCAGCGTAGGTCTCTAGATCTGCATTCGCTAGAGCGTAGAGGCTCTCCGAGACCGGCCAGGCCATCTTGCATTGCTCGACAGTCTCGGGGTCTGGTTGGGTATCAGTAGCGACATATCCCCACCACTTGGCGCACCACTGAACGTGCTCCAACATCATGTCTGGAGTCACGTCTTGTTTGATGACCTTCAGCTCCTGTCCACCTAGCAGGACTGCCAGATAGACAGTGGAGACACCATGCACAGTAGCTTCGTGGATGCACTGGATGCGATCGGCATCCGGCATGATCCCCGCATCTTCATCAAACTTCTTTGACTGGTGACTGCCATAGTTCTTGGCTTCTACCAGGAAGGAACCATCAGCAGAGATGAAGTCAAAGTGAGAACGCAACCAAGGTTCACGAGGATGACTCATGGAGTAGTCAGCATCCTTGAGTTCAACTCGCAGACGTTCCTGCACGAGCTTGCCGATCACCGGCTGCATGACGTGACCCATCTTCACATTCTCTAGATGAGAGATCTCTTCTCTTTCTAGTTTCCCTTGTTTGATGAGGATAGCTTCTGCTGCTCGACCACTGGCGGCCATCCGGCTATCACCTGACCACCAGGCGGAGTTACGAACTTCAGGTGCGAAGTCATCCATTGCAGACCTCGAAGGATTTAGGAATGAAGAGGAGAGCTTCAGGCTGACAAGTGCCAGTGGAGTAGACACGCTGCTCAAAAGCGTAGCGGAAGGTCTTGTCACCAGAGACTGGGTTGATGCTGTAGTCAGCACCACACTTAGCCATGAGATGCTTGGGGTCATCCCGTGCTGGGATGAACTGCTTGCAGTCGATACAGAGTTTCATAAGATCACCTATAGATATAAGATACGAGAGTCAACACTAGATCACAGATAAAACAGTCTGTCAACTGTTCGTTCTACTGTCTGATGTTTTAGACAAAAGAATCTCCAAGGTGGTATGCCCAACCACCCCACCCGCAGGGTCACTCTTGGAACTCTGCCAGTGCTCGCTTGACGCCAGATTCAATCATGCCGAGCCTGAGACCACCCAGGAGGTTCGACACTTATGCAGTCGCTCTGGAACGCTGCGCGGCTCGCAGAGGGTGGTAATCCCTGGCCGATGTTTCCTTCCCTGCCACCCATCTAGGTGCACCGCTAACGCGAGGAGTGCGGTCCTGGTCTGCAAAAAAAAACCCCTTACTGCTGCGCCGGTCGTACCCTCGTTAGAGGCGACGCATGAGTAAGGAGTCTTCTAGTTGCGTACGACCACAACAGGGTAAACCCTAACACAAAAAAAAACCCAGATCAAGCCTGGGTTGAACTGCCGGAGTCATGGCAGAGAGGAGACAGCACCGAACAACCTTCATCTTACATCACTTCTGCATCTCTTTTTAACTTCCAGACTATCTTTTGTGGTCTGCGACCGATAACTGAGTAGTCTCTGCCCTCACCGTTGTTTATGAACGTGGTGCCTGGGTACTGGCAGCGTCGAACCCTGATCATCTGGGCTTGATACTCTGGTAGACAATCCTCACAGTACTCATGTCCTGGAGCTGGTGGGTGAAGCCTGGCGGTGTGCACCCAGTCTAGGTACTCCAGTCGGTTGGGAAAGCAATCTGGGGTCATCCTAACTTCTCCAGTGTTTTAGTGATGGATTGAATGGCTAGAGCAATAGTGTCAGCCTCTTGCTCAGGAGTGACTGGTTGGATTCTCAACACATAGTAGGCACTATCTAGTGCGCTAAGAGCCTGTTGCAAGACTGGCTTCATCTCTTTCCTACCCAGGTTGTAGAACTGCTCCCAGAGGGCGCTCTCGACCCTGCCGCCAAACTCTAGGACCTTCATCTCTATCTCTTTACTTGGGGCTTTTATGCCCCTCCAGATCTGCATAAATTCAACGTCATTCATCTTATAAACCTCTCGATAATATTGTCCCACTGGCTGCTCATTCGTCCCTCGTTGTCAGTATTACGACGCACGCCAGGGCCGACATAAGACCAAGAGCGGTTAGGTATACGTCACCAACAAGTGCGCCACCAATGCCGAACCCGAAAGTGGCGACACAAATAACTTGGAATATAATATTAGGATTCACGATTACTCCAGATAATATGGGGGACTCACAATCCCCCGGATGTGATTAGATAGCGTACTGGGACCTATCAGCCCCGTTTATCCACTTGGGGGTTTTGCCCCTACCGGACCAAGTAGCACCCGACAGTGGGTCTCGATACTTGGCAACAACCTTCTGTCCTGCTTTCGGTCCAGTCTTAGCCTTGACCGTTTTATCTAGACCCAGGTCTTTAGCTGTCACGCCATAGGACGCAATCATTGCCTTACAGGCTTCGATAGCTTGAAGCTTCTCTTCCTGCTTGACGATCTCTGCTTGTGCCAGGATCTCCGCTGCTTTTGCTTGTAGCTCTTCGTACAACATACACTCTCCGATGGTAATGCCCTGAAAAGGGCGGTAGAAGCCTCTAGGTGAGGCGAAAAGGGTTCAGGTGAGGCTACCCTACCTGCACGGGTCCTGATCGCTCTCAGGAGGCGGTACAGGCACGGTAGCCAAGTGACGGGTTTCACCGTTAGCCATCAGGCCGGTGATGACTAGACCGTCGACTGTCCTGGTGATTTGCCAGGCCACAGGATCACCGTCGAGCAGGAGGTCGAGGAGCTGGTCAACGGTGGGTTGCATGGATAAACACCAGATATGATTAACAGATTATGAGGGGGAGGTTATCCCCCTGTCAACACATTATGCTGCGAGAGCGAGTTCAGCATCCAGGCTCATGATGTAATCTGCTGCTTTCTGTGCGAGAGCTGCAGCCTTAAAGATTGCCTTTGCATCATCACGGCAGGCCTTGAGCCAGCTCCCGATGTATCCAGCGTGGCGCAGTTCGCCTGCAATCCCATGTTCTTGACACAGAAACGCTGCGGTCAACTCTGCGACAAGTTCTTCGAAAGCGTAAGCAGGGTTACCGAACTTACCGCCGAACTCACGCTCTAACCGATGCTTCGCTCCCGTCCAATGGCCTAGCTCATGGAATGCCGTGCAATAGTAGCTCTCAGGCGAGTTGAAAGACACTTTATGCGGCATCTGGATGGCATCGTGAGAAGGTGAGTAAAACGCAGCATCTCCACCGTGTCTGATAACTGCTCCCGTCTTGACAATGCGTTGCTCTGCTGCCTGGATAGGATCAAACGAGCCAGATACAGTAGCAACCGGAACATCAGCCCCTTCGCACTGAGCAGAGTTAAAAACAGTGTAGAGACGCAACACTGCGAACTGCTTCTCTTCGAGCTCGCCTGCCGCGTTTGCCTGCTCTTTTGTAACCGGCGAGAAGAACACGATTTGCGTGCCCTTCTCACCTTTCCGAACTTGAGCACCACGCTCTGCCCATTGTTTGTAGCTCGCCCAATAAGGTGTGTATCCAGGCATCATCGAACCCATGCCCAACACTAGCCGATTAATCCCTTGGTAGGCCTTGCCTGAAACTATGTTCTTCGCAGCAGTACTGTCAGACTTCCAAGGTTTGACCCAGGGCGCCGCGCCGTTCTCAAGTTCAGCAATGATTGACTCAGTGATCTTTTCGTAACCGTTCATTGTGCACCTCTATATAAGATAATCTAGATTCAACTGATCTAGTGAACATATAGTCTCACAGATTATGTTCTGTGTGTTCTTTTTTTTCTTTTTTTTTATAGGTGCTTACCCTAATGTACATCTATACAGTACCTATCTGTACCTACCCGTACAGTTCCCTATATATGTATAGGTGCTAAGTGTCTACAGTACTTGCTACTCCCTCTAAGGTATTGGCACTGAGGATGCCACAATCTCCGTTCTATAGATTGGGGACCCACCCCCCTCCTCTCCAACCCGCACCAGTGCTCGATCTAGCTGCCTGAACCCTGTTCTCTGCTCGCACCTTGACGCTGGCCTGGGATGGGACGCCGACAACCACCGTGCTACCATCGCTCAATCCCGTGGCGCCATGAGGTGGGACATGACCCCCGTGTGTGCGTGCACCCAACTGTTCTCCCCCCCAAGAAAAATCCATGTCATTTAATCTGGCTCAGTTCTACAAGTTCTGTAGTGAACTTAAAATAGAGACTAAGGAACATGGTCTCAGGAAGATGGATAGATTATTAGGTACTCAGACATATATTATGGATGAGATAGCTAAAGGTCTACAGGATGATATTCATTTCTTTGTGATATTGAAGGGTAGACAGTTAGGGATAACTACTATCTCTTTGGCTTTAGATCTTTATTGGCATTTTGTACATCCTGGATTACAGGGTACATTAACGACAGATACAGAAGAGAACAGGGATATGTTCCGTAGTACCTTGTCTATGTATATAGATGGGTTACCTAGAGAATATAAAGTACCTGTTATTGCTCACAACAGAAACCACATCTCTTTGAAGAACCGCAGCCGGTTGTTTTATCAGGTGGCTGGATTGCGTTCCAAGGGGTCTCTGGGGCGCGGTAAGGCGATAACGTACCTGCACGGTACTGAGACATCCAGTTGGGGAGATGAGGAGGGCCTGGCGTCTCTCTTGGCTTCTCTTGCGGAGACCAATCCTCAGAGATTGTATTTATTTGAGAGTACTGCTCGTGGGTTTAATATGTTCCACGATATGTATGTTACTGCCAAGAAGGCTAGAACTCAGAGGGCTATATTTTGTGGTTGGTGGAGAAATGAACTTTATTCTGTAGAAGCAGAGACAAATGTTTATAAGGTTTATTGGGATGGCAAATTAACTGGAGAAGAGAAAGAGTGGGTGAAGGACATCAAGAAGTTATACGGGGTGGAGATCAACAGCAGGCAGATGGCGTGGTGGAGATGGAAGCTGCACGAGGGGATCAAGGACGATGCGCTGATGTACCAGGAGTT